CACATTCTTTTGCAATTCCATGGGCAAGCATTGCAACATAAAGCTCTTCAGCTTCTGCATAAAAGGTGTCAATTTTTTCTGCAAAATGTTTTTGAATTACTGGATCAAGAGTGTCCAGACTTGCCTGCCTATTTTTTGGATGTGGTTCGCGTAACTGTGGTATGGCCATACGTACTGGTGCCTCATTCTCTCCTGCATATCGACGGCTCAGCTGTTGAAAACAAAAGCTACGATGACGGAGTATTTGGGTGGCAATATCAAGAGTCGTAGTAATTTCTAGTGTCATTGAGGCATGCTCAAAAACACTCCAGTGCTTGTTCTTTACGCAATACGACAAGAGTCCTTGATAGCTGGGATTGTTTTGATTCTCTGGATTAGAAACACGAGCAACATATCCCATCACCTGCTCCGAGTCTGGAGTGCTTACCTCAAGGCTGACAACTGGAAACTCAAAAAGGGAATTCATCAGTAGGTACTGTCTGCTGTACTGGATTGTACCATGCTGGATAGTCCAACTGGTGGATCACTGGCTCTCTGTTGGGCCATTCGTCCGAAACAAGGCACCCAGCAAGCCTTGAGATTGCTAGGTCGCACTTATTTGACGCCTCTTCCATCATGTAGTCACTGACTTCAAAAAGATCCACTGTGTAGGGAGCTTTTCGCTCCACTGCGACAAAAATAAACCTAAACTTCTTTCCAAAGGCAATTTCCGCAGCTTTAGCGTAAAAAGCGGCCTGAAAGTCGTACTTAAATCCGATTACTTTCTTAAGAAAAACATGAGACTCAATTGAGTCGGTTGTTTTTAGGTCAAGCACAATCCCCTCATCAACCAGCAGCCGATCCAGTCGTGCCTTGCAGGGAATGTTATTCCAATCCCAGTAGAGAGACAGTTCGTTGAATTTCCTGTAGTTGGGCTGAGAGCCATCGAACCAGGCAAGCTTCCTGAGTGACTCAGTCATCCCCCGCACTGCGCCCCAGGAGTCGTCTCTGCCACCCTCCGTAAGGGCTCTCTTCCTTCCAATCGATGCCTTCCACTCCTTGCCCTCCTTGGTTGCAAGGCTGATGCCCTCTGGCTTCAAGACATAGCTTGCGTCAAAGGTGTCGTCACCCTCTAAAACTTTGCAGTGCAATGCAGTCCCGATCTCCATTGCTGGAGTTGTAATAAACTTCTTTTCTTTTGAAGCCTTGTAGTGGGCAGGACTTTCAAGGATATGCTTTAGCGAGGACTGGTTTTCTCCAATCTCCCTTCTATAGTCGAAATCACTTTGGTTGTAGCAAATTTCAGCCATGGTATTGACATATCTACCAATCTTATCAGCCAAGGTCATAAATTTTGAGAATCCATAAGGAATCCGATTTTGCTGCTTTTTCCCATTTCACGCTGATCTGAGGAATAATACTCACTCGATCATCGATCCAGAGAAGTTTATTTGCAGAGTCCATCAATGCTCCAATGATGTTGTCAGCATCTGCTCTGCCCTCTCCGTAGAGCTCCAGGTCAAGCGCAATTGGACCAGCCAATGGTTCCCTGGTTCCCCACTCTTCAAGCAGTTGCCGCCTCATCTCGGCCTGTTTCTGCTTGTATTCCTTGGGCATAAAGGTACCGCGAGATGTAACTCGTGGCCTTGCTTTCGAGAATAGTGGCATTTTTACTCGTATTGTTGATAAATGACGTTTATCAGGAATCGGAGTAATCATCCATCTGCACAGGAGTTGAAGTCATCCCATTCTGCCTGGCCAACATAGTCATGGCTCAAGCGGTTAAGGCTGATCTGGCGATTAAGATGCCAGACTGCTTTTAACAGTCCTTCGTTTGGATCCTCGCCAGGCTTCCTTCCATTCCTTGCGATGTACTTGAGAGCGTTGCCAAGATTGTAGTTCAACTGCCAGTCCTCAATGGCCTCAATTGGTTCAATTTTCCGCTCACCATGGTAATGGTGTGGATTGATCGGATCAAAAAGTGGATCAAAGCTCATTTGGAGTTCTCCTTAATGTTTCTGCAGTCGTAAACCCGCACTCTTTGCTGAGTTTGCTTCAAGTATACGACACAAGAATCCTTTGCACTGTACTCAACTGTACCAATTTTCCATCCAGCTCCCATGAAAACTCTAACAATTGTTTCTTTCCTAAAAATTGGCAATGGAAGCGGATCTTGCTTCATCCAGTCGCAATGTCTTACTACTTTTTTCTTGGTAACTTTTGATTTCTTAGTCAACTAGTTATTCCAGACACTCTAAAAATTTCCCTCTGGCTTAGTTCAAGTAGAATGTGATTAGGAAGTGATCCATTTAAGCTACACGCTACTCCAATTAACTTTGCAAGATTTACCTTGTTTTCACCTAATGCAAGTACCCATATATCTTCTTTTTCATTGTAACGTAACAGTCCCTCAAGAGTCATTTCTCCCAGTACTTCATCAACCAAAATTTCTGCTCTGGTTTTGTCGTCATATTCATCAGAATAAAATCCAACTTTTAAGTCATCGACTAAGCAGACAGAAGCAAGAGATGCAATAATTTCAGATGGTCTTACAGCACCACGAAATAGTAAGATGGGCCACACGAAAGCCCTGACATGCGATTGATTTAGGCTTGGGGTGTCGTCCAGTAATGGTCCCAAATAGCCTGGGATCTCTTGTGCTGTTTTAAGATCCATGAAGAAAAGGGGGCTTTCGCCCCCACTGTAGTGATTTGCTTTAGAAAATGCTCTTACTGCCGTCTTTTCCTGCCTCAAGGAAGGTAACGTTGCCATTCTTAATGTCAAGATACAGCTTGCCGTTGTACTCACGCTGGACAAGCTGTCCATTGACGGCAATTCGATCACCACGGTTAAGGCGCTCTGCTGCAATTTCTCCAGCTTTGCCAATTACCTCAACTTGATAAAATTGACCTTTACGCTCTTCGCCCTGTTTGGCGTAGACATATTGCTTGTCTACAACAGAGAAAACAGCAACCTTACTGCCAGAAGAGAATTCACGGATGGTTACGGGAGATTCTCCGGCTTTTCCTACTACGGTTCCAGCAACGCTGATACTAGCCATGTTCGTTTCCTTAAATGGTAACGGGTACCTGCCTATTATAGCGAACAGCGACTCGCATTAGGCGTTCTGCTCGGCAAAAACGTTTACGGACTTCCGAATCAGAGATTTTTCTATTTTTAGCAATTTTTGCCATAGAAATTTTATTAAAATAATAATCTCTGAACATTTGCCTTGTTTCTTCTTCTAACTTGGCTAGATTCATTAAAAACTCTACAGCTTTCCCTGGATCCTGAACGTATTCTGTTTTGTCTGCGATTACCTCGTGAAGACTTGATTCACCTTTTTGAGTTGGAATGTCATAAGAAGTACAATTAAGAGCTTGCCTTGCAGCAACTATTTTTTCATCACTATAATAAAATTCATTGTTGTTTTCAGAACGAAAATTTATCACTTGCCTCATAATATGTTCAGGAATACGAATTGAACTCCTGTTTTCCAAGTAATACCGTCCCACACCCTGTCTAATCCAATTATATGCATATGTTGAAAATTTATACCCACGGGTGTAATCATACTTCTCAGCAGCTCTTTTAAGCCCAAGTGCTCCAAGTTGTAATAGGTCACAAGTCTCTTCGCTGTCCCATTTAATTGTTGATTTACTACTGATCCAATGTTTAACAAAATGAATTACTAGTCTTAAGTTGTGTTCAATCATTTTATTGACAGCTTTTGTTTTCCGTCTTTCAGTTGTTTCTGGATTTTGAATTACTCGTGATAATTCAATTAATTCGCAGTCAGGAAGAAGTGGCTTCTTTCCTGCAGCATTTATCCAATAATCAACTCCACTGATCTGTTTGTACATGTTGTTTTTAAAATTAGTAATTGATTAGTTCGCCAGAAAAGGCATCAATAAATGACCAGCAGGCCATGTCAAGATAATCGTTACCACTGCTGGACATCTTCTGTGGCAGGAGCGTACTTGTTGTTGATTTCCAGGATCTGTTCGTCTGTTTTTTGCTTGAGCCCTGCAAGTCCCTTGGCGTAGTCTCCTTCGATGATTGACTCAAGCTGTTCGATGGCATGAGTTGACAGACCTCGTTCAATGCAGGCTTCTCGAAAGGAGTCTTGCGTTACCTGTTGAGAGCCTTTGGCTTGTGCAGCGGCCTTGGGAGCTGTCTTGGCAGCTTTTGGTGGCTGCGTAGCTTGCTCGGTTACTGAGTAGCCGCTCTCAAGTGGCAACTTTGCCCACAGCTCATGAGCCAAGCCAAAGTGAAGAGCAGCAGCTAGGCAGGAGCCACGACGATGAGTATCTGT